CTGATCAACGGGCTGAGTCATACCAGCGGCCCGTTCGCGGGTGAGTTGTTCCGGCTGCGGAAATGGCAGGAGCACCAGATCATCAGGCCACTGTTCACGACGCGCAAGGACGGCCTGCGGCAGTATCGGACGTGCCTGCTGATGCTGCCTCGCAAGAACGGCAAGAGCGAAATCTGCGCGGCGCTGGCGATCTACTTCCTGCTGTTCGACGGCGAGATCGGCGCGCAGGTCTACTCTGCCGCGGCTGACCGCGAACAGGCGGCGCTGGTCTTCAACGTCGCGGCGCAGATGATCCGCAACGATCCCGAGCTGCTCGAGGTCTGCGAGATTATCGACTCGCAGAAGCGCATCGTTCACCGTAAGAGCGGCAGCTTCTATCGGGCGATCTCGGCTGAGGCGTATTCGAAGCACGGCTTCAATGCCTCGGTCGTGATTTACGATGAACTGCACGCGGCGCCCAGCCGCGAATTGTGGGATGTCATGTCGACCAGCCAGGGCGCGCGCCTCCAGCCGCTGATGCTGGCGATCACCACCGCCGGCTACGACCGGCACTCGATCCTGTGGGAACTCTACGCCCATGCGAAGAAGGTCGAGGAGAATCCGTCAATCGATCCCGTGTTCCTGCCGATCATCTTCGAGGCACCGATCGACGCTGACTGGACGAGCGAGCTGGTCTGGAAAGCGGCGAACCCGGCGCTGGGCGACTTCCGGTCGCTCGAGGAGATGCGGACGGCCTGCCAGCGCGCGCAGTCGATCCCGGCGCAGGAAAACACCTTCCGACGCCTCTACCTGAACCAGTGGACGGAGCAGTCGGAGCGATGGATCGACCTGGCGGCGTGGGATGCCTCGGCTGGCGTGGTCGACGTCGCCGAGTTACGCGGTCGCAAGTGCTTTGCCGGTCTTGACCTGTCCAGCCGCACCGACCTGACGGCGCTGGTGCTGGTCTTCCCTGACGCGGATGGCGGCACGACCGTGCTGCCGTATTTCTTCGTGCCTGGTGACAACGTCGCGGCCCGAGAGCGCACCGACCGCGTGCCGTATGCCCAGTGGATTAAGGCCGGCCACATCACGGCGACGCCTGGCAACGTCGTCGACCAGGGCTTCATCCGCGAGCGGATTAACCAGCTGGGCGTGGAGTTCTCGATTCAGGAGCTGGCGTTCGACCCCTGGAACGCGACGAAGATCACCACCGAATTGAAGGGCGACGGGTTCGAGGTGGTCGAGCTGCGGCAGGGCTTCCGGTCGCTCAGTGAGCCGACCAAGCACCTCGGGGCGCTGGTGGCCTCCAAGAAGTTACGCCACGGGGGGCATCCGGTGCTCCGCTGGATGGCCTCGAATATGGTTGTGCGACAAGACCCCAACGGCAACCTGGCTCCCGACAAATCCAAAGCCACCGACAAGATCGATGGCATTGTCGCGCTGATCACGGGTTTGGCTCGATCGATTGTGCAACCGCAACGGCGCTCGGTCTATGAGCGGCGGGGAGTTTTGGTGCTATGAAACACGAACTGGTCACGGTTAAAGAGGCGGCGGCGCTGGCGCGGGTCAGCGAGGACACCGTGCGGCGCTGGGTCGACAAGGGCGCGGTGCGAGTGCTGGTCTCCTCGCCGGCGGCGCGACGGCTGCTGGTCATGCGCGCGGACGTCGACCCGGCGTATCGCACGCCGAAACGTCGAGACGGGCAGTGACGGCGTTCGTTCTGACGCCCTCGGTGCAAGCCGAACTCTATGCGGTGGCCGAAAGCTGGCAGGAGCAGAAGAACCTGCAAGCGACCAGGCGCAAGTCGACGCGCTACACCGATCTCGAGCTGGCTTACATGGGCGTCCAGGGCGAATATGTGGTCGCGCAGCTGTATGGCGTGGACTTCAACGGTCGATCCTATGGCGCGCAGGGCGATGACGGGGTCGATGTCTACACGCCGACCGCCGGCGCGGTGAAGACGACTCATCTCCGCACGGGACACCTGATCGTCGAGCGATGGGGCGATCTTGCCAAGGTGGAGATCATGCACTTGGTCGCCGGCCCGTGTGAGCGTGGATCGCCATGCCGATGCGTCGCGATGCCACCGGTCGCTGATCGGGTCTGGTGCTACGCGGGATGGATCACGGTGGCAAACTTCAGGACACGATCACACTTCGCCGACTGGGGACTTGGGCCGCGGCGCTACCTGCGGCAGTCCGAACTCGAACCTGGACGGGCCGACCACGCGACACCTGCCGGCGTCAAGCGAGTCGTTATCTAAAGAAGTCGACGACTTTCCTAGACTGCAGGCCTGCTGATAGACACTCATAGTGTGGCATAGGGTGGCATAGCGTCACGCTGACCCTAGACCCGCCGAGGCGATCCGTGCGCTAGTAGCGGTGGATGCCCTCGACTCAGAGAGGTCTGCTCGATCGCCTGCTGGGCCGTATCTCGTCACCACGCTCGAAAAGCCTGACGATCGGCGGCACGGCGCTCGAGGACTTTATCCGCGACGGCCTGGTGATGGACAGGCAGAGCCTGGCCTTCTCGGTCGCGGCGGTCTATGCCTGCGTCCGCGTCATCGCGGAGACCACCGCCTCGCTGCCGCTGATCCTGTATCGGCGGCGCGCGGATGGCGGCAAGGATCGCGCGGATGCCGATCCGCTCTACGACCTGCTCCGCACCAAGCCGAACCCCTTCCAGACGTCGATGGAGTTCCGCGAGCAGATGATGTCGCACGCGCTCCTGCGCGGAAACGCCTTCGCCAAGATCATCCGCGACGGCGCCGGCAACGTGATCGAGTTGCTGCCGCTCGACCCAGACGGGATGACCGTCACCAGGGGATCGTACGGCCTGATCTACACCTACCGGCCAAGCGCGGGGAAGACCGAAGTCTACGAGCAGCCGAATCCGTCAACCTATGCGCCGATCCTGCACCTGAAAGGACTGAGCACGAACGGGTTAGTCGGTCGCTCGGTGCTGCAAGATTCAGCCGAGACGCTGTCGAGCGCGCGGCTGGCGCAGCGTTACGGCCAGCGGATTCTGGAGAACGACGCCACGCCGTCGGTCGTCATCAAGCACCCGCAGATGCTGGACGAGGAAGCGGCGACGCGCCTGCGCGAATCCTGGCAGCGCGCCTTCTCGGGTTCCGGTCGCGCCGGCGGCACGGCGGTGCTCGAAGAAGGCATGAGTGTCGAGAAGCTCTCGATGACCAGCCAGGACGTGCAATACCTAGAGACGCGGCGGTTCCTGCGGTCAGAGATCGCCTCGATCTTCCGCGTGCCGCCGCATCTGATCGGCGATCTGGACAAGGCGACCTTCTCGAACATCGAGCAGCAGTCGATCGAGTTTGTGACCCACTGCATCAGGCCGTGGGCGGTGCGGCTCGAGCAGGCGATCCACTGCGCGATCCTGAGCGATTCACCGCAGCAGAAGCGCACCTTCTTCGTCGAGCTGATGCTGGACGGCCTGATGCGCGGCGACCTGCAGTCGCGCTATGCCGCCTACAGCGTCGCCAGGAACGCCGGCTTCCTGAGCGTGAACGACATCCGCAAGCTCGAAAACATGAACCCGATCGACGGTGGCGATCGCTACCTCGAGCCGCTCAACATGCAGTCGGTGGGCGAGGATGGCTGATTACCTGGGCGAGGAGATCGACCTGCAGCCGACCGAGGCCATGCAGCGCGAGGCCGCGATCGGCTTGCGGTTCCGTGAGGAGTTCGGGCGCGGCGGCACCGCGGTCGGCGTCGGGACGGCCAGGGCGATCCTGAGCGGGTCGGAACTGTCGCCTGAGCGCGTCCGTCGCATGTATGCCTACTTCGAGCGACACGAAATCGATCGAACAGGGCCTGGCTACGACGACGACGATGACGAGTATCCCTCGGCTGGCAAGATTGCCTGGCTGCTTTGGGGCGGCGATCCGGGTCGAGCGTGGGCTACGAGGAAGAGGGGCGAACTGATGAGAATCGACGAATCGAACCAAGGCGATCGCCAGCTGTCGCTGCGGCAGATGCCTTGCCAGTTCAAAGCGCACGATGATGAACCTCACACGTTTGAGGGCTACGGCTCAGTCTTCGGCGTGATGGATGCCTACGGCGACATCGTCGAGCCTGGTGCCTTCACCCAGACGCTGCAGAAGTCGCATCAGTCGGGGATCATGCCGGCGATGCTGTGGCAGCACAATGCCGTTTCGCCGATTGGTGTCTGGACGGCGATGCATGAGGACGAGTACGGCCTGCATGTCATCGGCGAGCTGGCCGACACCACGCTCGGCAACGAAGCGTACACGCTGATGAAGATGGGCGCGCTCAGCGGTCTATCGATCGGCTATTCGGTGGTGCGCGATGAATACGACCGCAAGCGCGATGCGCGTTTGCTGAAGCAGATCAATCTCTGGGAAGTCTCGCCTGTCACGTTCCCGGCCAACAGTGACGCGCGCGTCGACTCCGTGAAGAACGCCGACGGCGGCTATCGAGGGCTCGAGCGTATCCTGCGCGATGCAGGCTTCTCCCGCTCTCAAAGCAAGCTTATCGCCAGTCGAGGATTGGGCGCGCTGCGTGAGGCAGAGGCGAACGAGATCATGTTATCGGATGAGGATGTCGCTGCCCTAGTGGCGAGATTCAATTAGCAACCGCTCAGTGGAGACGATCGATCATGAATGAGATCAAACAGGTGCTTGAGGCGCAAGCCCAAGCGTGGGAACAGTACAAGAGCGCAAACGACGAGAAGCTGGCCGCGATCGAGAAGCGTGCCTCGGTGTCCGAATGGGACGCCAAGCTCGCCAAGATCAACGCCGACTTGGAACGGCTGACCGAGTCGCAGAAGGCCATTGCCGCCGCGCAGACGCGCACGGAGACCGTGGTCGAGCACACCAGCGACGAACACCGCAAGGCGTTTCGGCAGTTCCTCCGCAAGGGTGACATGGTCGGCCTGGACGGCATCAAGGGCGCGCGCGTGAGCGATGACACGACCGGTGGCTATCTGGTGCCGACGGCGGTCGTCGGCCCGATCGTGCAGCGCATCTTCGACAGTTCTCCCGTGCGGCAGGTGGCGCGCATCCAGGCGATCACCGGCAACGCGATCGAGGGCGCGGTCGACTACGGCCAGCTGTCGGTCTCTTGGCTGGACGAAGTGACGGCCAGCAGCGATCCGACCACGCCGAGCCTGAAGAAGTATCGCGTCGAGGTCAACAACCAGCGCAGCTCGCCGCGCATCTCGCCCGTGCTGCTCGAAGACGGCGCGGTCGACATCGAAGCGTGGATCGGCGAGAAGATCGCCCGCGACTTCGCGCTCAGTGAGAGCACCACGTTTGTGACTGGCTCGGGTGTCGCGCAGCCGCGCGGCTTCACGACCTACACGACCGCGGCCACCGCTGACAGCTCGCGCACCTGGGGCCAGCTCGAGCACGTCGCGACCGGCACCAGCGGCGGCTTCGGCAGCAACGCGAACGGCATCGACAAGCTGACCGACCTGGCCTACAAGGTGAAGGCCGGTTATCGGCAGAACTCGGTCTGGATGATGAGCAAGGCGACGCTGGCGACGGCTCGTCAGATCAAGACCAGCAACGGCGACTACGTCTGGCAACCCAGCGCTCAGGCCGGCACGCCGGCGACGCTGCTGGGCTACCCAGTGGTCGAAGCCGAGGACATGCCGACGATCGCGGCGAGCAGCCTGTCGATCGCGTTCGGCGACTTCCGTGCCGGCTACATGATCGTGGATCGCGTCGGTCTCAGTGTCCTGCGCGACCCGTACTCGAACAACCCGTACGTCACCTTTCACGCGGTGCGTCGCGTCGGCGGCGGCGTGGTGGACTTCGACGCGATCAAACTGCTGAAGTTCGCCACCTCGTAATTCTAGACTGATCAGGGAGAAGCACATGCTGCGCGATACACTCGACAACACCAAAGTCACCAGTGCGTTCAACTACGCCGCTCGAACGGCGTCGGCAAACGGCACGAACATCATCGACATGCGTGGATTCGGTTCGGCCACGTTTGTGGTGCAGTTGGCGACGGTCACGACCGCCGACTCCTCGAACTTCTTCACCTTCACGATCGAGCACGGCGACGACTCCAGCTTGAGCGATGCGGCGACGGTCACCGCGGCGCTGGGACTGCTCGGCACCAACCTTGTGATCAACGACTCGGCGACCCAGTCCAACATGCGCGGCATGATGGGCTATGTCGGCGGGAAGCGTTACCTGCGATTGGTGGGCACGGAGACCGGCACGGCGTCGGCGGCGTGGTCGGCTGATTGCATTCAGCAGCTGGCGTCCACCGATCCGGTCGGCGACCAGGCGTTCGCGTAATTCGGCAAGTGGCATACGCTTGGGATCGCCCAGGCGTATGTCTACTTGAGGATCACCATGACGATCGAAATGCTTCGAGACGTGGTGCTGTCGGATCGAGTCTTGCGCGTCGGCCCTGCGGATGTGCCAGATGCGCTCGCGGCAGCGCTGATCTATCAGGGCGTCTCGCGCGCGCTGGCCCCGCCAGCCATCGCGGCGACCGTGCCGCCATCGGTGAAGGGCAAACGACGTGTGGCAGTCACAGCCGTCTAGCACGCTGGTCACGGCCCCGTCGGTCGAGCCGTTGACGCTCGCCGAGGCGAAGCTCTATCTGCGCGTCGACTCGACGTCCGAGAACACCCTGATCACCGGCATGATCGTGGCGGCTCGGCAATGGGTCGAGACGTACACCCGTCGCGCGTTGACGACGCAGACCTGGGATTATCGCTACGCCGCGCTGATGGAGACGCGCCGACCGTTGATCGTGCCGCGCGCACCGCTCCAGAGCATCACCTCCGTCACCTACCTCGACGACGACGGCGCGACGCAGACCTTCAGCAGCGCCGACTATAACGTCCGCGTGTTTGCCGGCCCGACCGCGGGTCGTGGCTACGTCGAGTTGGACGAGGACATCTCGCTGCCGTCGCTGTTCACGGACGCCTTGCTGCCGGTAACGGTGCGCGCGGTCTGTGGCTATGGCGCGGCAGCGACGGTGCCTGACGGCCTGAAGTCGGCGATGTATCTGCTGCTCGGTGATCTCTACGAGCAGCGCCAGGTGACGATGACCTCGACGTCGTCACGCACCCAGACGCCGCTCGAGATGCTGCTGGCTCCCTATCGGCTGCTTGAAGTGCCATAAAGACGATCGACGACCGTTGATGCAATTCTGCGAAGGACAAAAGCAATGGAACCAGTCACGTTCAACATCAAGAACAGCAGCAGCTACACGCTGCTCGTCGATAACAACACGTACGGCATCTGCGCCACGGT